CACAAATCTGTGGATTCTTGTAGTGGCGAGCATTTATGGAATAAAGGGTACTCAAATCTTCCGTAATGGAAAAAAATAGTTGCTTTATATAAATAAAATGTTACATACCTTTTATGATAAGAGGTGATTCAGCCGAATACGATTTATTAGGTAAGTGGGCTAATTTTGATTGCCAAGGATACAATTCTGTAGAAATAGGTGTTAGAGAAGGTCTCGGTACAAAAGTAATTTTAGATAATATAAAAAATAATTATATTCATATTGGTATAGATCCATATGGTGATTTAGAATATCAGCATACAGATAATGATGCTGAAACAAAATGGAATGGTAAATCTACTCCACCAACTTATTCTGATGCAATGAGAGATACTATGCTCAATGATTTTAAATGGTATCGTAATCAAGGAAGATTTTCATTAGCAAATATGCCTGATTACTTATTTATGACAAATCCTTCAAACAATGAAAAAATATATGCGTTTGTGCATTTTGATGGACCACATACAACAAAAGATGTAATAACTGAAGCTGTTTGGTTTGCAAACAGATCAGCACCACATACTAGATTTGTGTTTGATGACTATGATGTTTTTGATATGCAACTAATCATAAATGTATTAGATAGGTTCGCATTTAAACCAATTGAAAAAGGTAAGAATAAAATTTTATTAGAAAAAAATGGCAGCGATAATTGATCCATATAGCGCCGATGTTTTAAAAAAACATCTTGAAAAAAGAATTGCGTCTATCAAAGACCATATATGTTATGGGGTGGACACAATAGAAAAACTGCAGTATGCTAGGGGGAAACTCAGTTCCCTTGAGGAACTGCTTCAGGACGTAAAAGACGACCTGCAAACGGAGGACAATGATGGTACAGATAATCAAACCTAAGTCAAAACCACAATCAGGTGGAGAGACACAGGCAGATAAAATTCCCACAGATCCAGACGGCATTAAGAAATATCTTGAGGTCATTCCTGAGCCGGTAGGCTACAGGATGTTAGTACGTCCATATCAACCTGCTGAAAAAACAAAAGGTGGAGTTATTCTTGCGGATACGACAAGAGAAACTATACAAATGACCACTGTTGTTGGATTAGTAGTAAAAATGGGAGATCTTTGTTTTCAAGACAAAGAAAAATTTCCTACTGGGCCTTGGTGTAAAAAAGGACAGTTTGTTGTTTATGGAAGATACTCAGGTTCAAGATTTCAAACAAAATATGGTGAACACCGTATTTTAAATGACGACGAGATTATAGGAACAATAAAAGATCCCCAGCATATCCTCCATTTATTTTAGGAGGAAATAATGGAAAACATAAACGTTGAAGAAACGCAACCGAAAAAATCTAATGAAGTTGATTTAGATACTGACGGTGTTAATGAACAAGATGTTCAAATCAAACAAGAAGAAACAAAAAAAGAAGAAGCACCAAAATTAAATGTTGGTGAAGTTGATTTAGGTTACACTGATCACTCTAAAAATAATCTTGATGCTAAAGTTAAAGTTGAAGAAGAAAAAGTAGAAACGAAAGAAGAACCACAAGAAAAAGTTGAAGAGAAAAAAGAACAAACAAAACCTGCAAACTTAAAAAAGAAAAAAGAAGATTATCAATCTAGAATTGATAAATTAACTTTTAAAGTAAGAGAATCTCAGAGAAGAGAAAAAGCGGCTGTTGATTATGCAAAAGGTTTACAAAAAAAGTATGATGTAAGTCAGAAGAAAATTAATCAAACAGACGAACAATATCTAAAAGAATTTGATGCAAGAGTAGATGCACAAAGAGAACAAGTTAAATCTGTTTTGAAGTCAGCTATTGAAGCTCAAGATTCTGAAAAAATAATGGAGGCTAACGATAAGTTAACTCAATTAGCAGTTCAGAAGGAAAAAGCTAGATTAGAACTTCAACATAGGTCTGAGTTGAAAGAACAAGAAAAAGAAGATCAAAAGGCAGACACAAACGTAAACAATCAACAAAACGTAGAAGCACAAACTTCTTCTGTAAGTGATAATACTAATAAAATTAGCACAAAAGCTAAACAATGGGCTGAAGATAATCCTTGGTATGGTAATGATGAAGTGATGACAAACGCTGCACAAACCATTCACGCTAATGTAGTGACCGAGGGTATTGAAGTCGATAGTGATGAGTATTATAATGAAATAAACTCAAGGCTAAGGAAGTATTTTCCTTCGTCTTTTGAGGAAAAAGAAGAACAGCCTAAAAAAGAGCAAAGGAAACCCGTCCAAACCGTTGCTTCGGCTGGGAGACAACAAGACGGACGCAGAACTGTGAGACTCACGGCCTCACAGGTGGCTATTGCTAAAAGATTAAACGTGCCACTAGAAGAATACGCTAAATACGTGAAGGAGGATAAATAATGAGCGAAAAAGAAATAAAAAGAACTTCACGCGGGTCTGAGACAAGAGCAAAAAAAGAAGCTCCTAAACCTTGGACACCACCATCGAGTTTGGATGCACCCAAAGCGCCAAACGGCTTTGTTCAGAGATGGATAAGAGTCGAAAGTATGGGTTTTGAAGATACATCAAATGTATCTAAAAAACTTAGAGAAGGTTGGGAATTTGTTAGAGCTGAAACTTTGAAAGAAGAAATAGGTGACAATCAATTTCCGATCATAGCCAAAGGGCAATACGCTGGGTTAGTTGGAACTCAAGGCCTTGTGCTGGCAAGGATACCGGAAGAAATCGCTGAATCGCGTTCTGCATATTTTAAACAAATATCTGCAGATCAATTAGGCGCGGCTGACAACGATTTGATGAAGGAACAGCAACCTGGAATGCCTATTAACATTGATAGACAATCTAGGGTAACTTTTGGTGGTGGGCGAAAACAATAATTTATTTGTAATAGCTACCATCTATATTTGTAAACTTAAAAGGAGACATAACAAATGGCAAATGTATCAGAAAAATACGGATTGAGACCAGTTCGTAAAATAGATGGTAGTCCATTCATTAATGCTCAAAACAGATATAGAATTGCGTCAAACTATGGTACTGCAATATTCCAAGGCGACTTAGTAATAGCCGTTAATGATGGAACAATTGCAAGACATACAGCGAACAATGCTAGTCCTGTAATCGGAGTATTTAATGGGGTGTTCTACACTGATCCAACAACTCAAAAGCCAACGTTTAAAAATTACTATCCAGGTAGTATCGTTGCGTCTGACATCATCGCGAATGTAATCGATGATCCAAACGTAGTGTACAAAATAGATAGTGACGGTGCTTTTGCTGTTGCGGACATCTTTAAAAACTTCTCTGTAACAAACGTAACAGGGAATACACAAACAGGTATATCTAAAGTTCAATTAGACTACTCAGTATCAGGAACAACTGGAACTTTTGTGGTTCAAGCAATTGATATTTCACAAGATCCTGATAACGATGAGGCAGGCGCTGCGAACGGCGATATCCTTGTTAGAATCAACAACCACTTCTACCGTCAAGGTGGAACAGGCATATAATAGGAGGATAAATTATGGCTATATCACGATCACAGCTAGTAAAAGAACTAGAGCCAGGTTTGAATGCACTATTTGGCCTGGAATATAATAGATACGACAACGAGCACGCAGAAATCTTTAATACAGAGACATCTGACAGAGCTTTTGAAGAAGAAGTAATGCTTTCAGGTTTTGGTGGCGCAGCTACTAAAGCTGAAGGTGCTATGGTGACTTTTGACCAAGCAACAGAAGCGTACACTTCTAGATACTCACACGAGACAGTTGCTCTCGCGTTTGCTATCACTGAAGAAGCGATCGAAGACAATCTATATGACAGATTAGCTGGTAGATACACTAGAGCGTTAGCAAGATCTATGGCACACACTAAGCAAATTAAAGCTGCCACAGTTCTTAACCAAGCGTTCGATACAGCTAACGGTGGTGATGGAAAAGCACTTTGTGCAGACGATCACCCATTAGCAAATGGTGGAACATTCAGAAATGAATTAGCTACTGCTGCTGACTTAAACGAAACATCATTAGAGCAATCGTTAATCGATATTGCTGCTTTTGTTGACGAAAGAGGATTAAAAATCGCTCTTCAAGGTAGAAAATTAATAATTCCAAAAGAATTACAATTTACTGCTGAAAGATTGATGAGAACTCCTCAAAGAGTTGGAACTGCAGACAATGACATTAACGCAATCGCAAATATGGGAATGATTCCTGAAGGATACAGAGTTAACCACTTCTTATCTGACACGGATGCGTTCTTCATAATGACAGATGCGCCTAATGGTCTAAAACACTTTGTAAGATCGCCAATTAAAACTGCGATCGAAGGTGATTTCGACACTGGTAACGTAAGATTTAAAGCTAGAGAAAGATACAGCTTCGGCTTCTCTGACCCTAGAGGAATCTTCGGTTCTCCAGGTACTGCGTAATCGTAATTAAAATTTACGAAATATTAAGGGCGGTCTTCACGACCGCCCTTTTTTTATGTATAATAAACTCACTATACAAATTAAATTAGAGCACAGACGCGTATAGTCGACGGCCTAGAGACTGTGTTCGTTAACTAGGAGGATATAATTATGGCAAATACTACTTTTAACGGCCCAGTGAGATCCGAGAATGGATTCATTGGAGCTACAAAAAACGCAACTACAGGTGTGTTCACAAATGTTTTCGCAATTGATTCAACAGGCGCTTACACAGGAACAAAGCTGGTAGGACAAGGAACTGCTGACGTAATCGTAGCGGCAACTGCTGGAACAACTGAAGTTGAGTTCTCTCAACCAAATAATTCCATCATTACTTCTATTGATATTGTTTGTACATCTGCACCAACTTTAGCAAGTGCTGGTGACATTGGTTTCAAAGTTGGAACTGCAACAGGCGGAGCGCAATTAGTTGCGGCTGGGACTGATGCTATATTAGATGGAGGAACAACTGTTCCTGCAGGAGCTGGTTACAATTTAACGTTGATCAATACAACAGGTACAGCAACAAAAACTGTATCTCCAGCGGCTAACGTTTCAGGTGCAGCAAGAAGTGTCTTCTTGCAAATTACTAACACAGTAAATGCATCAGCTAGTGGTAACTTTAGATTTATTATTAACGTACAACAGTTTTAATAAATTAATTATGTGGGTGAGAAACTTCGAGACTTTTTGATCTTGATACTCACCTGCACCAAAAAGGAGATAAACAATTATGTATATGGGTGATGTAAAATCGAAAACGTTCATAGATGCTAACGCCTCTTCTAATACTTTTGTAGCAGCAGCGGCTCAGCCTACGACGACATTTACTTTAGCCAAAACTTCTTTCGGCACAAACACTGCAAGAAAAATTACTGCAACGACTTCCGGATCATCAGATGGTGGTAAAACCATCACGATCGTTGGAACTGATGAAAAAGGTGAAGCATTAACTGAGGTAATTACATTACCTGGTTCTGCTTCAACGACATCAGGAACAACAGGAGCGTTTCTAACAATTACTTCTGCAACTGTTAGTGCACAACCTGCTGCCAACGTTTCTTTAGGAATGACGGCAGATGTCTTTGGATCTATCTTTGCAGGTAGAACTAGACTTAGACAGGTTAATGCTGCTTCAGGCGGTGCAATAGGAAGTGTTGATTTTAGAAATGGTAGTATCACAGGTTCAGCATTGTTAACAGTTAGAACACAAGCCACTGCAGGCGACATAAATACTGTCAACATTCCTCAAGATGGAATATTATATAAAGACGGTGCTTATGTTCAATTCAGTGAAGCTGATGCTAACTCTGTTACAGTATATTTTGACAGTTAGGAGTTAAATGGATCTGTACACAGCAGAACTTTTGAAATTAAAAAGAGGAGGCGATGTTCAGCCTCCTCGTAGTAAAAAATATTATCGAGCAACTAAAGAAGGTGCCGGTATGACAAAAGAAGGAGTTGCTAGATACAGGAGAGAAAATCCTGGGTCAAAACTTAGAACTGCTGTAACAGGAAAAGTTAAGAAAGGATCTAAAGACGCTAAGAGACGTAAATCATTCTGCGCTAGAAGTGCAGGACAAATGAAGAAGTTTCCAAAAGCAGCTAAAGATCCTAATTCAAGATTAAGACAAGCTAGAAGGAGATGGAAATGCTAAAAAAAATTTGGGATAAAATAAAAGCAATTTGGGATAAAATTGTTAGTAATTTTTGCGTGTAATTTATGGCGTTAAAAATCGGAGAAGAGCAGGCAGTACAGATGCCTATGAAGACGGTTGCTAGTTTGATCGCGATGGTCGCCATCGGGACTTGGGCTTTTTTTGGAATACAGGAAACACTTAATCAACACTCTACAAAATTAGAACTTATGAGTTCTGATCTTGAGAAGAATACAGAGTTTAGAATCAAATGGCCGCGTGGAGAATTGGGGGCGTTGCCCGCCGATTCT